AGCCACTATTGCCAGTGGTGGATTCGGCTGGATCCAAGTAGCAGGCAGAATGACCTTAACTGCAGCGGGCCCAGTAGCCGCTAACGCAAGGGTGTACACTACTGCTACAGCGGGACAGTTGGACGATGCGTCAGCATCTCAAGGACAAATCCTAGGATTAACTGCTTACACGGCAATAGCAGGCTCCGGGACTGGAACATTTTTCAGCCCTGTAGATCTGTTAGCGCAACAGTAACAGACGGCCGCTCTCGGGTAATACCGGGGGCGGCTTTTTAATGAGGTGAGCAATGGACATTCTAGGGCATTTAGATCGGGTAGATATACCGTCGGTAGCTTACGACGCTTTAAAAGAGCAGGGCCGCAGGGCAGTAGAGCTAAAAGATGGCGTTACCTACTTCGCCGGGCACGATCAGGGGGTAGCCTATCGCTTTTTCGTATTTCAGGAGAAAGCAGAAGCGCTCAGTAAGATCGCAGGGTATCCGGTGGTAAAACCGGTCGAGATGGTCGAATGGTTGCGAGATAGGGACCACAAGCCGACAGAAAGACTTACACACCTTCCGCCAGAGCTTTTAAGTTTTGGTGACGACGGTGAGGTCATCGGTGGTCAGTGGGCTGACTCTTACAGGCGTTGGAAAAGCGGCCTAGACGCTCCGGGAATGCCTCTCTCTAAGTGGGGAGAACTCTCAGATAATGAGGTTGCTACATTTGCAGAGATGGGGATTTTCTCCGTTGAACAGTTAGCAGCAGTACCGAGACACAAGATCGATAATCGTATGCCGGAGGAATTTGCTCGGGCGCTCGATAACGCGATCCAGTGGGTAGCGGGTAAGGATGTGAGAAAAGCAGCTAATGATTTAGCAGCTCAAAACGCGCACCTCTTACAAGAAATAGAAAACCTTAAAAGACAAATTCAACCACAGGAGCCAGCAAAGCGCGGGCGTAACCGAAAGGAAGATGAGTAATGAAAAGAGTATTTTTCGCAGTAGTATTTTCGTGCGCCGTAATCAGCGTGGTTGCTATCGCAGCAGCTCAAACGCTCAAGCGCGATCTAGTTGGGCTCGGCGTACCTGCAGAAGTTGCTAACGAGTTGGGAAATTCAATCCCTCCAGCGTATGCGACTGCAGGATATAGCCAGGATCTTAGGTTCCAAGCAGGCGCAGCGCCTCGCTTGGCGCCGTTCGTTCCGACACTAGCAGCTACACCGGTGGCAGGGACTAACGATTTCAGAATAGGAATCAACGCGGTGCCGACGGCAGCAGCAAACACAGCAGCGATTTTACCTACTCCAGCCGGAGCAGGGCAGCAGGTGATTGTAGCTAACACAATGGCAAACGCCGTGAGAATCAAGGCAGGGGGATCTAATACCATAAACGGGAGCGCTGCAGGCGCGTATATACCACTTGCAGCTCAAGCGGTAGCGGACTGTCAGGCAACCTCGGCTACAAATTGGTATTGCGGATACAGGGCAGTTCCAACACCGGCAGGACCATAGCAGCAATAAGGGAGGGGGCTCAAATGCAAACGAATTACACAGTAGTTACAATCCGGCCGGTGATTACGCCAGCGGCATACGGAGCAGCCGACCAAATCGGCCAGCCGTTACCGCTGACGGGCGCCCTCCCTAATCAAAAATCTGCGATTTTAGAATCTATAGTGATCCTGGATACTGCAGCACAGGGCACCGGATACGTGGTCACTTTTTTCAACCAGTTGCCAAGCGTAACCAGCGCAGATAATGCAATTATTGAAATTACCGACGCTAACGCAGCAACGCAAATGATCGGTAACGTTATAGTGAGCGCTGTCGACATCGTAAACTACGGAACTGGTCCTACTTGCTCGATGATTACAGCTAGAAACGTGGGTCTAGTTCTCAGGAAAGCCGCAAACGCAGAAATATACGCGCTATTGCGCCCAACATCTACGCCAACTTATGGCGCAGCGGATAATTTAACGATTCACTTTGGTTTTAGGCATGTATAGGCGATGGCACAACCAACAGAGAACGCAAGGAGTTATACCTTACCGGCTCCGGTAGGAGGTTGGAACACTCGAGATCCGCTCGTCTCTATGCCGGAGACTGACGCTATTGTAATGGATAACGTGATCCCTCAGTCTGCTTACTGTAGGGCGAGGAGTGGATTTTTCGAGCATTGCGATTTAGGTAGCGGAACTGTTCACACCCTTTGCACACTCTCTAATGCGTCGGGCTCGGAGTTCCTAGTAGGTGTATGCGGTGCTGATATTTTTAACGCGACCAGCTTTGGAGCTCCTTCCTCCATAAAGGGTGGGGCTACGGTTACAAGTAACGTACCGTGGCAGTCGGTAACCTTCCGTAATATTCTGTTCATGGTGAACGGAACTGACCTACCCTTAAAGTGGACTGGTTCCGGGAATGTCGCGGTAGCAGTGGACGCCACTTCTTCTACATCATGGTTTAACGGATCTGGACTAACAGCATCTAATCTCATTAACGTTTCCTGCTACAAGCGGCGACTCTATTTCGTTGAAAAAAACTCATTTAAGGTTTGGTATTCTGAAGCCGTAGATAACACGGCGGGGGATTTAGTATCTTTTAATCTGTCCAGTATCTTTTCTCTCGGTGGTAAACTTCTTTATGCCGGGCCTACTAGTACAAGCTCGAGTCGGGACGTTTCAGCGGAATTAATGGTGTTTGTCTCTTCCCAAGGGGAGGTAGTTGTTTACGCAGGAGACAACCCATTGTCGACAACATGGGAGATAGTCGGCCATTACTATTTAGGTAAGGCGATAGGCGTCCGCTGCGGTTTTTTGGTAGGCGGCGACTTGCATTTAATTACGTATGACGGGGTTATCCCGCTTTCTCAATTATTGGCAGGGGTGGACATAACCAATGATTACCAAACTCTTTCCGGTAAAATAAAACCTACTTTTGTAGAATCCGCTGTATCCTACGGTGAAAATCAAACTTGGATGGGACATTACTTCGCATCGGGTCCCTACGCCGTCGTAAACGTACCGATCCAAGATTATGGAAACGCATACCAGTTTGTATTTAACACTGTGACAAAAGCGTGGTGCAGGTGGACCAATTTGAACGCTCACTCATGGGCGTCTTTAAGGCTATCGGGAGCAATTACTCTAGTTTTCGGGTCTAGTGCAGATGGTAAAATCTACAAAGTTGACGATCAGCAGTTTTTACAGTGGGACGATGGGGGGGCACCCGTACCGATCGATGTACAACATGCATATTCTTATTTGGGAGTTCCTCAACGCGATAAGATAATCCAGTACATTCAGCCGATGTTTTTCATTTCACAGAATCACATTCAAAACGCGGGTGAGGATTTCAATATAGGGCCTTTATTTGACTATGACGAGATCGATCTAACTAGCTCTTTACCCTTATATAATTTACCGGTAGCCGATCTGATTGCTCCGACTGCAGGGGTAAATACTCGGCCGATTCTTGATAGTTTTGGCAGTGGGGACCACGTATCTATTCGATATGCGGCGAATCTGCGAAATGACGAAACCTTCCTCCCAGACAAAGGCGTCAGTTTTCGCCATTACGCTACAAAAGTTTATTTCACCGTCGGGAGCGAAATAGCGTGAACGTACTAAAGATGGCTCAGGACGTAGCGCGAAAGATAGGGGTTACACCTCCTACGGCTCTATTCGGGTCTACCGCTCCTATCTCGGTGCGTATGGTGGCGCTACTCGAGGACCAGGGGCGCTACCTTCGGGAGCGCTGCGTATGGCCGCAGCAAAAGAAATTTCACACGATTACAACTACAGCAAGTAGGAGTAAGTATCCCTTCCCTTCAGATTTCTACGCGTGGGTTCCCGGTACTACCATAGATCAACAGTACGCCGATCGTTTGGTTGGTCCGCTAACCGATAGCGAGTGGAACGATCGAGTTTATGCGGAAGGGTACGAATCTCGACCAGCCTTTAGGGTTTACGGTCCTGACGGCAATCCAGCCAGCTCAGGCGGTCAGATAGAAATACACCCTACACCCGCAAGCAACGGACTTACCTACACGTTTGACTACCTAACAAAGAATCTCTTTTACACCTCAAACTACGTAACAGGCTCGGAAACTATTTCAGCGGATACCGACGTTTCCTTGTTTGACGACGACATAATGCTAAAGGGGCTCGAGTGGCGTTACCGGGAAAGCAAAGGGCAACAGTACGGGGAACAGAAAGCAGAACACGATCGCATGGTAGACGCTGCAGCGGCTAGGTGGGCCGGAACGTACAAGGGTAGTTTTGCAAATAGAATGAACGAAATGAAAATATCTGTACCGCGTGGGGGTTGGTCGTTGTAATGGCTGCAGCAAATAATCCGTATTCAAATTTCGGTAAGACTCCACAACCTCAAGCGCCAGGGCCGCAGCAGCCTACCAAGTATCCGTTTGTTGGGCCTGCTTATCGCTATTGGGGGGAGCAGCCGGGGTTTGTGTACGATCCCTACCGTGACAGCTACAGAGCGGATCCAAAGACTCAGCGCGAGTTGTACGAATCTCAAGGTTTAGTTGACAAAAAACCGTCTGTTCCAGGATTAGGCGCTACCCTAGGCGCTACCCTAGGAGTGGGCGGAGCCTTAGCACTCGGACAGGGTTTAGGACAGAGCTCCGGATCTTTTCTCGGTGGACTCCTCGGCGGGGGTACAACGGCGGCCACTACCGGAACAGCAGCTCAGGGAGCGGGCACACTTGCAGCACCCGTACTAGTAGGAGTCGGTTCTCCTGCAGCAAGCGCAGCGCCAGCAGCCGCCACTGCAAGCGCGGGGATGTTAGGAACAGCCATACCTATAGCCGGAATCGCTGCGGGTACCTACCTTGGCGGCAAGGCAGCTTACAACATGATAAAAGGGAAAAAGGACAATTCGATCCCGGGATTGATAGGGCGCGGAACTCTCGGAATAGCCACCGGCGGACTCTCGGAGATAGCTAGGCCGTTCCTCACGCATGAGTCTACTCGAGACGTAGCAAAGAAACATACCCAGAGTCTACTCGAGCAGGGGAAAGATAATCAAAACTGGCAGGGGTACGTCGCGGCGATGCGGGAGCAGCACAACTCCGCGCCGCCTGATCCGTCAAAGCCGTTTGCGGGTAAATACGCTAATTGGGAGGAGTACAAGAAAGCGGGACTCGAGGCGGGTGATCTAACCGGAGTTTACGGAAACCTAAAGGTTTACGGTCCGCAGTGGGCAGCACTCACACAAGAGCAAAGGCAGGCAGTTACTCAGGCTAATATAAACGATGGGCTCTATACCTCAAAGAAGGGAGAGGTAGAGCTTACGAATCCAGAGAAGGCGCTAGCAAACCTACAAACAATTATTGGCGCTCAGAACAAAGGGCCAGCGCCGATCCAACCTGGTCAAACGCCACAATCCACAGCAGCGGCAGCAAGCGGCGGAATGATAGCACCAGTTCGCTCTAACACACGTTCACCCGGTATAGATAAAAACGGTCGGAGGATTTCTTACTAATGGCAACACTAGAAGAGTTACAAGCGCAGCGGACTAGGATTTTAGCAGAGATCAAGAGGAGAGGCGGAGAGGCTAAAGCTCCGGGCTTTACTCAAAGGTTAGCGGAAACAGAAAAACAAATAAGGCAGATGCGAGGTGCTACGCCAGCGCAAGCGCCAGGGGCTCCGGCTCCATTCCCGGACGAGATCACTACAGTCAATCAGGGTATGCAGGCTGATATTCAGGCGGCTGATCTTACAGCGGATAAGCAAACACAGCTTAATAACCCCAATGTTACAAATCCCTTTGGTAGTCAGACCGTTACTAGGGACGATCAAGGGAACGTCTCTGTAAACCAGACGCTAGATCCAAACCAACAAAGGATCGTGGATGCTGGCAGTCGGTTATCCGAACAGGGATTAAATACTGCGATGAGCCGCCTTTCCTCTAACGGAATGAGCGAAAACTGGAATCCTAATCTGACACCGAGACAGGACGCGGACCAGTACGGGACGTTAAAAAATAACTTCAACCCTAATCTGACGCAGAGAACTCTATCAGGGGATCTAGTTGCCGATCGCGCAAGAATAGAGGATCAGGTTTTCGCTAACCTAACTCGGAATCTCGAGCGTGATAGAAGCCGGGATCGTAACGATATAGAGCAGTCTCTAGCAAACAGAGGGATTCCTATAGATCCAAACGATCCGCAATACCAAAGGGCAATGCAAAGCCTAGACGAGCGCTACGACGCAAGAGCGGACCAGGCTAGAGCTCAAGCGGTTACTATGGGCGGCGATGAATACGGACGTTCTGTGGACATCCAAGAGGGGATGAGGACAAACGATTTTAACTTGCAATCCGGGACGGAAAACATCAACACCGGGAAGGTTCGAGATCGTTTCAACCTGGGAGAAACCCTCAGAGCTAACGACCTGAACGAGCAGGGCACTATCAGATCTCAAAACTTTAATGAGACTATGGCGACCTCTAGTTTAGGACCAGGAGCGAGGATTCCAGAATTCCAGCCGTATACGCCGGGACAGTGGCAGGTAAACACACCTACTCAGGTGGCTACCGGACTCGCGGCAACAAACCAGGGTCAGCAGGCGTTAAATCTGCAAAAACAGCAGTTACAACAGCAGGCGGCGCAAGCCGCAGCAGCAAACAGAGCTATTCAGAGAATTGGTCAAACATCGGGCGGGACTCCTACGGTTCCTCCGTTTCCAGTCGTTTAAAGGGGGTTAAGTGGGGACTAGTGACGAAATACTAAAGGCGATTTTAGCAGGTAGTCAGGGTGGTTCTAGCTTGGCTCCATACCAGGCGGCGACTTCTTTTGGGGATGCTCAAAGGAAAGCCGTAGCGGAAAATGATCCGTATTCAGGTTTTGTTGCAGTCGGTAATCAAGGAGCGCAAGCCGTTCTTTCAAATCCTAGCCTCTCCCTCAGAGACAAGATTCTCGGCGCAGCTATTAGCGGTTTAACTGGCGGCACATTTCAGGGGTTATCCGATAGCTATAGAGCTCGGGCGCAAGATGCTTACACACAAAGTGTATTAGCTTCACTCCAGGGTAACACTATCGAGAGGCCGGACGTTCTATCTCCTTCGATATTTGCGGACGCTAGCAATCAAGCGAACATCTTTAAGCTGAAGGCTGCAATGGAAGAACAGAGCGCCGACAGAAGCTTTAAAAACGAGATTGCAAAATCCATAGCGCTTGATTCAATTAAGGGCGATCAAGAGACTAAAAATGCAATTTTGAAAGCAAAATTAGAGAAACCCTGGCTTTCCGACTCTATAGACCAAATAGTAGGAGGTAATAAAGAGGCGCGACCTATTGCAAGCGACGATCCAAATATGTGGATGAGCCCAGAGGAAAAACAAAAAGCTTCAGAACAAAAAGCAAAAGACGCTATCGCCGTATCAGACGCAATGCGAAAAGAAATAACCGGAAGGGCTGAATTTCAGAAGTTTTCTGAAATTGGTTCTAGGTTTAACGCGCTTCGGCAGGCACTTACCGATCCAGCAGCAATAGCGGATTCTGAATTTGTTTACGGTGTAGCGAAGGTACTAGATCCCGATTCCGTCGTTCGAGAGTCAGAGGCAGGGCAAGTGATAGATTCTCAGTCAATACCAGCGGCTCTAGTGGGGCGGCTGAATAAGATGTTAAGCGGCGAACAAGCTATTTCCCCCACTGATCGGGTAGATTTATTGCGACTAGTCGGCAGAAACTACGACGAGGCAAAAGCGGCAACCGACACATTAAAGCAGCAATACAGAGACATCGCAGGACGAAGAAAGCTCCTAGTAGATGATATTTTACCACCGACGCAGACACGGCAGGTACTACCGACTGAACCTACACAGAGGACTCAGTTTATTGCACAGCTAGCAAGTAGATTCCCAAATACCGACCAAGGAAGAGCAGCATTCAAGGAAGCCGTTTCCATATTGGAGAAGTAAATGGACTTAGACGCTATTTTCAACCAAGTACACAGGACACCTACAGCCGCGCCACAAGTACAGCAAGTAGAGGTATCAAGCAGCCCAAAAACGGTTGATTTGGATAGCATTTTTAGTGCCGTTCATGGTCCCGCGCCAACATCAGGCGCTATACAAGAAACGCCTTCAATATTTAAAAATCCAATTGACGCTTTGACCTCCTCCGACTGGTGGCTAACCAGACCGAGCGGGGAGAAAATCAGCCTACAGCAAGCGGTAGTAGGTCCTGCGCTATCTGCGGGTAATGCGCTCACCGGGAACCTTTTAGACGAGGGTATTAGCGGAGTAAATGCAGCTATCGACACGGCTATAAGCGATAAAAGCTTTTCCGACGCTTACGCCGATAGATTAACACAGGCTAGGGGGCTCGAGAAAAATTTTGACCAAGCATCTCCAGTGACTTCTATTGCGCTCGATGTGGCGGGGATGACTCGACTACCGTTTATATCAAAAATAGGGCAAGGCGCTACCGTAGCACAAAGAGCAGTGCAAGCTGGGAAAGAAGGGGCAGCACTGGGAGCCCTGTATGGTTTTGGCGGTGGAGAGGGTGGATTTACCGACAGGGCAAAAGAAGCAGGGATCACCGGAGCAGTCGGAGGCGCAGCGGGGTTAGTTGCAACGCCTTTAATAGAAGGGGCCGGAGCTCTTACCCGCTCAACCTTGGACTATTTAGCAGAAAAAGGGATAACGCCGCAAAGAGCACAACAGGCGATGGCCTACCTAAACGCAAGCGAAAGGGGAGCAATTGGAGAGGGGGCAGCATCAGGAGCCGGTGGTGCCACTAGTTTTACGCCGGAAGAGCTGTTTGTTGCTAGACAGCTGAAAAACACACCGACAGCAAGAATATCAGACGCCGCAGACGAAATGACAAAAGCGGCTGAAATGAATTCTCCTTTATTCTTACCAGAGGCACTACAGAGCCCAAAGGTGAACAGAAACGCTAGGTTTATTGCCAACTACGAGCCTAGTATGGAGTTTTCTCAAACTGCTATTAGAGACAGAGCTGACGAGGCAGTAACTCGGGCAGTAAATGCACTCGATACTGTCTCCCCTAGTCAGGACATTTTTGAGAACGCCTCTAAGATGGCAGGGGCGGCCGATGATATTATTACCGGAGCGGAAAAAGCGCGGCAGGAGTTAGTTAAGCCGCTATACGGTAAAGCTTATGAGTTAGCGCCAGAGATAAAATCTCCAGTCCTTACCGAATTACTCGAGAAAGATAAGACCATTCAAAAGGCGATCAATTCTGTTAAGCAAACAGCCAACAACGTAGATTTACCCGATACAAGCACTGAATTACTGGTTAAGGCTCGCCATGAAGTTGGAAACATGATCGAAAGCGCAAAGGCTCAGGGCCTCGGGCGCAAGGTTAGAGATTTAACCGACACTTACAACAGACTAAACGGAGTACTAAGAAAGGAAAATCCGGCACTAGCAGCAGCGGACGACGCTTACAGCGCAGCTAGTAAAGAGATTGAGGCTCTTAACGACACTTTCCTTTCCTCTCTGCGAAACGTATCCGACGACAAGATAACAAAGGTAGGGCAAGTTTTTAACCTACCCGCAAAGAGAATAGAGGATCTTCGCAATCTTTTTACCGAAAAAGGCAAACTGAATGAATGGCAGGCAGGAATTCGGGCGCATCTTCAAAACACAGTAGAGGGCACCTTAGACGGTAGAAACTTCACTAACAAGATTACTGGGAACGCTATTCAAAGGGAAAAGCTCAAGGCGGCTCTCGGGCCTAGTTATGAAAAGGTTCTAAAGTCTTTCGACCTAGAAGATTTAATGTTTCAGGGTAAAAACACCTATAATACGGGGTCTTCTTCATATACAAATTTTGAAGAGGCAAACTCAGCCAGCAAGCTAGGGCAAGCGGTACAGGGCGCACTTAAAGATCCTAAAGGATTTTTATCTTCTACGGTCCAATCTATTTTTGGTCCAGGAATGTCCGATGATCTGGCTCAAGGTGTCGCTAAGATTTATTTCGATCCAAATACAGGGAGAGGTGCAATTAACAAAATAGCACCGTTACTAGACGATTATGCTCGGAACAAATCCGCTGTTGAAGCGGCTACAAAAGCGGCGGAATTTGGTGTAACCAGAGGGAGCCCGGGGACCCTTAATTCTATTTTTCGGCCTCAGCAGCAAGCCCAGCGACAACAAGGGCCACAAAGCCAAATATTAACACCAAGATCAGCAGAAGCAGATTTGTCAGCAGCTGGGAATCAAGGAACAATAAAAGCAACTCCCACCACTTATCAGCCTCAGTCATTCGGCTTCTTTCCACCGTCTTCCATATCGATTCAGGACTCATACGCAGACAATCCCAAACCCTCAGTAATAGATCAAGCACTATCAAACATAGGTGACGAGATGAAACTACAAAAGACAGCAATGAGCACAGGCGAACAGGGGTTTGAATTGCCGGAGGCGCTGATCAAATCGGTTATTACCCAGGAAAGCAGCGGCAACAAAAAGGCAGTAAGTAAGGCCGGGGCTCAAGGATTAATGCAGCTAATGCCAGCAACCGGGCGCGAGTGGCACAAGAAGCTGGGGATAGAGGAGCCTTACGATCCATTCAATCCAGAGCAAAACAGGGTAATAGGAACAGCCTACCTGAAATACCTAGTTGATATGTACGACGGCGATCTAGAACTCGCTCTAACCGCGTATAATCAGGGTTTTGGTAGAGTAAATAAACTACTCGCTAAAAACCGAGCTGACTCACTAGACGGAATTATAGATGATCTAGGTCCTGACGGTAAGAAGTACGCCAAAATGATACTTAAGCGCATGTCGAAATATGAGCAGGTAACAGCATGACGTTTCAAAGGATATTCCCTGCAAAGTTGTACGAGGGGCTAGGCGGTGAAAAGTGTACCGTCAGAACGGCCGTTTTTAACCTAACAGCGGGAAGTACAACAGCAGTAATACCCGCTAATCCCACAAAAAAAATTAGAGTCATGGGCACCTTCGGGACCTCCGACAGCGGCTCAGCGATGGGCGTCGTTTATTTTCGAAACGGAACGGGGGGTGCAAACCTGTTGGATCCAGTCGTGTACCCGTTAAACACTCAACCGACGACGCTTATATTACCCATAGTGGATTCAGGGTATTGTGAAACTGACGTCAACACAGCACTTGCCCTGCAGGTGTTTGTTTCTACGGTAAGAGGGACTGTTTTTTTTATCGAGTACACACCAGATTAAAATGAGCCCAGGAAGAGTAAACGGAACATGTCATTTGAATGATGATGAGTGGGTGCAATACCGCGAACGGGCGGATAGGATGGAAGCGGTAGTTATGGAAATAAAAACGCAAAACGCCGATCTGGTGGAATACTGCAGCCATTTAAAAAAGCTAGACGCGCTAGACGACATAAAGAGTCATTTAATGGCTGCAGCGACGGGAAGGACGCAGCTAGACATTGGGATTGCCAAGTTGGTATTTTGGAGCCTAGCTGCGGTGATAGTTACGTTACTTTTTATCATAGCGTATTTAATCACCGGCCAGAGTTTGGGATGGCTAAAACTCCCTATCTCTCACGCAGAAACTACCGCCCATTGTACCCAGAATGAATCGCCGAATTAGTAATCATATTTAAAAGTTGTTGTGTCTCGTTTTGCTGCGGTGACAAGTCAGGACGATACGCCGGAGCCGGTACATACTGAGGTACCGAGTTTTCAAACAGGTATTGTTGTTGTCGTGTATTCTGATTAATCGCTGCAGCTCGACTATTAGCTAAGTTTGCTATCGCAGCATCAAGATTACTGTTTGATCCTGGCTGCGAGTTGTTACTTAGTATACCTAAAATTCTATCCGACAAACTTGGTTGATCGTTGATAACTGGAAACGGTGGTTGTTGCTGCGCCAGCGCCGAAAGTGGCAGAAACACGGCGATAATAAATAGCTTTCTCATAGTTGCTCCTAATCTAGCTAGACAATACAAAAAACCGCTCTCACCATGATCTCATGTCAAAACCTTTAATACAATCAAAATCGTTCTGGGGGTGGGTCGTTGCGTCTCTTCCTCTTATCTCAGAAGCGGCAGAAAAGGTGCTAGGGTCAGGGTTTCTCCCTCCTCAAGTTGTCCCGATCGTTGCCGGTGCAGGTGCTTTAATTGGCCTTATTGGTCGGTTAGTGGCTAGAGATGAGATCAAGGGAGTGATTTCCTCCAGGTGAGACTAGCAGCCCGAAAGGACGCTAATCATAACGAGATACTGGACGCGCTCCGGGCGGAGGGGTATTCCGTTTTAGATCTTTGGCGACTCGGTAGAGACGCGCCCGATTGTTTGGTGGGAAATGGGAAAACTAACACCTTATTGGAGATCAAAACTACTTCGGGGAAGCTCTCAGATGGGCAAAAGAAATTCCTCGATCACTGGAAGGGGCCTCGGGCGGTGGTGCGGTCTGTGGTGGAAGCTCTTGAAGCGGTACGGATTGTAGAAGCTAACGAAAATTACCAGCCCTAAACGCTGGGTTTACTGTTCCTAAATTCTTCCTATCAGTCCATAAATCAAATACAGGACCACCAGCGGCCTGAGACATATCGTAACCCCAAAACGGGAAATAGTAGCGATAGCGACCATCCTGGAAAGGTTGAGCAGGGCCGGAAGTGAATAGCACCCTAGAGCCAATTCTTAACGTAAGTTTAGACGCTTTTACAGGCGTGATCACCACTGGCTTATAAGCTCTCGGCTCAAGGGGCGTATTATGTCGATCAGCGTGACTTTTCCACAGGGTGTTACCTGCTAGCCTTACGACACCGGAGGGGTTAAACAGATAAGCCAAGCTCCGCAAAAGTTGCACTGTAGGCCAGGCTTTACGTTGCGGGCGTGGGGTAGGGTCGTTGGTGTTTAAGCGCCCATTGTTTGCAGGATGCCATACACAGAAGAATTCTGAACTTCTGAACTTCTGAAGTTTCTTTTGTATATCGGTATCAACAGAGCTCGAGCCGTCGTCAGAAAAAGAGAACCGCCCTCCTACACGGGGCGGGTTTGCTTTATCTCCGTGTACTTCGTTGATAATGCGCGGACCTGCAGGCAGAAAAGCGCCTCTACCCTCCCAAGGGTTGTTTACGTACGTACAGCGCTCGGGAATCACTGCCATAACCTGGCGGGCTAGGTCGGCGGCGTCTCGAGCGTTTAACTGGTGTTCGGTGGCTCCTGATACGTAACAAACAGGGGAGGGGTTGCGATTAATCCACTCGGTCACTCTCTTAGCTTCCGCGATTATCTTAGGCCAATCAGAGCGGGGGAACTGGTGAGGGTCGGACCATCTAAGGTTAAACCGAATAAAGGGGATTTTCTTCCGTTGTACTAGTCGTGTGAGTACGGGCAGGGGATCTCCGAAAATCTCCCGCTGCGTAAAGACGCCGATCCCGAATCCGTCTGGGTGTCCCTGTAGTAACACCTCGGGATACCTGGCGGCACCTAGTTGATCAATACAAGGCGTTTGAGCGTAAGCGGTCGATATAAAGCAAATTAGCGCCAGTAAATACTTGATCAATGTACCACCTCCGTTTGTCGCTCAAACTGCAGCAGATCGGCAATTATGGTTTCTAGCTGCGTGACGTAATCGTCTATTCTTTCTGCAGCGTGTTCAGCTATATGCGGCGCCAGGGGTCGTCTATCGTTGGTCGAGCCGTTCACTAGTACCCGGATCCCGTTTTGGTATCCGAGCCGACCAGAAACTAACCTTTTTTCGACCTTGCGATAGGACATGATCTCCTCGCCGTTTATACAGTAAGGATGGTGGGGGTTTATTTTATTGTCACGTCTATTTTGGTGGCTCTCGTTTTAGCGACAAGATTATAGCGTTATCAGCTCGCAGCTCTCGGAAGAATTTACGCTCTAAAATTAGATCCTCATTCTCTCCGCTGACTATTAAAATCGGCGTGTTCTTGTTTTTGCACTCGTTTAGCAGCCCTATTAGCTGCGGAATATCGAGGCAGACGCCTGTTATTTTTTCAGACATATAGCAACCCCTTGAAACATGAAATTTTCGTAGCCTTCTTTAAAATGTTTTTCGCTTACTAGCGGAGCACCATAGGGACCGGCTTTAAACTGCGGCTCAAGATACTCAAACATAGGTCGATAATCATCCTCTGGAAGTAGAACCATCTCAACAGGGGTACCCCCCATAGATTGAAACAAGATCGCGGTACTTATACTATCTGTTATCTCCTTTCCTAAGGTCGTTTTATCTTCCATCTCTCTCCTTACTCGCTAGGCGGGGTTAGTTTGGTTTTTCTTCTAACTTATTTTCTTCGCCACACTTTGGGCATGTCATTACTTCAGAAGACAAACTACTCATAAAAGTTACTCCGCACCCATTGCATACACACTCTATGTTTTTTAATTCTTCCATATGTTCCACTCCCTAAAAAATACCCGACTTAACGCACCCCGATCAACCGCTCTAGGTGATTGATCTTCTTCTCTAACTGCTCAATGCGTTCGGTGAGAGTAGGGATGCGGTACCCTTCGCCTGTTAACTCTTCTCGTAATTTGCGATTAGGATCCAGATATTCGTTAGCCCTTTCATTAATCTCCCTCCAGCGTTTGTATTCCTGCTCCTTCCTCATCTCTTCAGCCAACTGATTTTTTTCCATATCTCTCCTATTTAAAATGGTCGGGCGTGTAGTTCGTTAAGCTACTCTGTGAGTTCTTACTTGACCCTAGGTATCTCCCGTGGCACTTACCACCAACTCCCGTTATGTTACTTTTCGAGTTTTAAACTACTCGTTATCTACCACACTGGCTCCGGCTTTGGCATTTCACACCAAAGTTCAAAATCACTCACGTCATCCATGTCTATTTCGTAGTCGAGAAATATTCCGTCGTCCGACACTCTAACTTCACCACATACCCAATCCCACTGGTCTTTGCTGTTTAGCTTGTAAGCGATGATGCATTGACCGTCAGTTGGCGGGTCGGATTGCATTTCTCGAAGTGGTACCCGTATTTCCTTCTCCCTCTCCATCTCGCCTCCTACTCCTCGTTAGCTTGTCTAATTCTTATAGAAGCGATTGCAATCCATTCGCCGCCGCATAACGGGGCGCACTCTTGGGCTAATTCAATCAACAAGGATTCGAGTAGCTCGACACGCTCTTTCAACATCTCTATCTCCCTCTCCCCGCTATCGCTGCTCATCGCTCTCGGCCCTCCGTGTGTTCCAGTCGATATTGACTTTGTTGGACGTGCGTTCAACTGGGCCTCTTGCTCCACAGTCTGGGCACATCGTCACTTCGCAATGGATAGCCAGGTCAATTACCTTTCTTGCTTGCCCTCCGCAAAAGGGGCACGGCCTCAACTCTTCCTTGCTCACTTCTTTCTCCTCTTAACCTCGCGCACGTATTTCACTGGAGCATACCCATGCCTTTTCCAAGCTCTTGCTTCTTTCCAATCGTACGTCACAAACGAATGATTACGCTCGTCGTTAAACACAAACCACATCGCCCTCGGCTCCCTCTGCTTCTTCATTCTGGGACCTCCACGAGCTTTACGCGGACGGCGCGGTAGTTGAGCGACTTCATGCGAGGGATGCTGGTGTTAATGGACTCCGATACACGTTCCCACGCATATCGCTCGGCTCGTTCAACGGCAGACAGCATCACATATCCCAGGGAGTCGACGATTACCCAGCGCTCCGCAAGAACCTTTTTCCCGGCGTCGGGGATATGGTTCTTCTCCCGCTCCATCTCCTGCTCATACTCTGCCGCATCCGCTGCCGCTTGCTCGGCCTCATGTGCCGCTGCTTGCCCTTGCATCTCTGCCCAGTATTGGCCTTCGTCGTCGTTAGTCATGCACACATCTCCTCTTTCCACTTCCTCAACTCCTCCAGCTCCTTCCGCATCGCGTCAAACTCAGCGGTCAGTTTCCAGTACAGTTCCTCACGATGTTTCAGCGATGCTTTTAGTTGCTCGTAGTCCTCGCGCCAGAGGAGGACTGCACAGCGAGGTTTGCCCAGTTGATTCTCATCACTTCTCCTCCATCTTTTTTCGATGGCCTGTAGGCGTTGTTCGATGGCTTCGTATATAGCAGTTTGCAAAGGGTGTACGTCCCTAAACTGCTTTTCATTCATAGCCCAAGATTCCGCAGCCACCTGCACGATGGTTCTGGGTTTAGAAGTAGGGATCTTTACACGGATCAACTCGTCTCCGTACATGATAGACTTATCACGGCTTATTAACTCGCACTCTACACCGTCGATCATAATTGTTTTAATTTGGCTCATAGCTACCTCGTAATTCTCCTAATTGAACAGGAAAACGATCTACCCTGAAACCTCCCATAAATAGTCGTGTTTTCACACAATACACCACCTCTCCAAAATACGAATTTAGGGGTGTTTCGAGTGCAACGTGCAGAGGCGCGGAAATTCCCACCTTGCAAAAATCCACTACGATGATTAATCACAAACAGACCAGGGCCGACCGTGTAGCAAACCGCAGCCGCGCTACTTGCAAAGCCAAAAATAAACGCTACTGTTAAAATACTTTTCTTAATCATGATCCAACTATCTCCTGTAATAAATCTCTAACTTGCTCAATCTCTCCGTACACAACCCCAGCGCGCAACATGCCGTTTAGCATCTTAACCGCGTTAAGAATCGTTTCCGTATCTTCTATATTGACCTTAACGATCTCGACGTCCTGCTTGTACAAGCTGACAAAATCACCGGCCAAATGAACGTGGATCGGTTGCGGAGCGTTTAGGTTTTCGCTCCACTCCTGATTTCTATTATCAAACATCGCGCCTCCTAATTGTTTAAATGTTCATCTGTAAAAACTATATCCTCTTGAATGCCAGCGCCCTGTTTAACTTCGTATTCAGATAATTGCTCTAGGTGCTTTCGAGAGTACCAAAGGCCGTCCGCATGATTCTTCCTAACTCCGTTGGTCGTTAGGCTCGCTTCGACCTGTTTCATGTTCCAACCTGGTTTTTTTTCCGGCAGTCGATAACGATACGGAAAGGAATCCCAATCAACCGGAGCCGCTGCAGCCGCTTTTTTTGCGTCGGCTATATTGTTTAAGCGCTGATACCCACTATCAACGCCTCCGCTCCTGTCGCTCGCTGATTCTCCGTCGTCATCTTCGGTACATACTCCAACCATTGCAGCTAGAGCGTAGCGCCTGGCGTATGTAACTGCAGATCCGACACCTTGGGGGTCGTTTTTCGTTGGCGTAATCGGGTAGTCGGCGCGTATCCACTCGCCACTACTATGCGCTAACACGGTGGAAAGATTTAAACCCTCCGTTGTGGTTTGCGTTATCTGTACTACCGACAACCCGTTTTTCGTTAGTGGCTCTCGTATGCTGTCCCATACGTTACTTAAATCAGCGTACATAGTTTTAAAGAAAGGGTTTTTCTTATCTTTAACCGCTGGTTTCATTGCAGCTTGGGCCTTTGCGAGTGCTTCGGCTAATTTTCCGATAGTAGGAGAGCTAAAAGGTAATGATTCCATTATTTCACCTGCAGATTAAATTTAGTTACGTACGAAACACCTGGGATAACAGCTCCGCCTTTAAGATCGATCCCTAGCTTTATCTTATCTACTTCAGTAGTAATTTGTGTGCGGTAATAGCACTCAGGGAAAACGGCGCCTTTTTCCACTTCCACCGAATTACTTTTCCGCCATGAGAAACGATCCGCACCTTCCTGCCAGGTTTCACCCTCAAGTAAGATCGCTCTAACTAACTTTTCTAAGTACCCGCGCCGCGCCTCCACTGTTTTTTCTAAGGTTCGCAGCCTGCGGATCTCATTATCTATTACAAGCGCGTCAGCGTCGGCTTTCTTCATCAGCTTGGCTAGAGCCTGCAGTTTATCGCTTTTGGCGGAATGTAACCGGTTAAACTCTGATTCAATCTCAGGCGTTAAAACACCTTCGTTTAATTCAATCGCTGACTCTATTTCCTGCAGCGCGGAAGAAATTTCAAATACGTTCATTTTGTTGCTCCTATTGTTTAAATGGTAGCC